CACTTTCGATACGGTCGGTGGCGTGTACCGTGTCCTTGCTGGTGGTCATGCTACTCAAATTACGCTTGATCGTGGTGTCATGAATACTCTTCCAGACGATTCGCTAATCACGTATTATACTGAGGGCATTGTTGATTTGGCTGGTCACTCTGGTACTACCGCATATCCGATTGGTTATGCTAAGGAGATCAACATCACTGCTGCTGGTGTTATTCCTCAGGTTGGACAGCTTGTCGGTTTTGCTGACAGCGATAATGATCCTATTCGCACTGGTGAGTATAGTATCATCGACGTGGACGATGGTAGTGGTACAGGAGACTATTATATCCTTCTCGATCGTCCGCTCGAAGCGGCAGTTGAAGATACGGATGTTGTACATTATGGTCCGGCGAAGGAGTACAACTTCGCTTTCGACCGCGGTGCTCTGGCTTTAGTAACTCGGCCACTTGCTTTGCCGCGTGCTGGTACTGGTGCGGCCGCTGGAGTGTCGATTTATAACAACTTGGCCATGCGTATTGTCATTACGTACCTCGGTACGCAGCAAGGCCATCTTGTGACTGCCGACATGCTTTGTGGTGTGAAGGTGCTCGACGAAGACCGTGGCGCCGTCATGCTTCGATAACCAATAGCAAGTCCCTAAGGTGTCACGGAGGACACCTTGTCGGCTTGTGCAAGGAGACCACATGCAAGATTTTGAAGCTTTGAATAAGATTGTAGAGTACATGAAAACTAAGTTGGATCAAATTGCCGAGGCAATCGTCGGTGATCCAACGGATAACTCCAAGCCTGGTATTTTAATTCGACTCGATCGTTTGGAGCGATCTTATGCCAGTTCTCGTACTCGATTAGCTATTATTGTAGGCGGTTTTGTCACAATAACTGGAACTGCTATAGCAGCGCTCATACTTAGGTTTGTCTAATGCAACCACAACGTAAAGAAACCCGTATGATACGTAAGGCGATTTATCGACTAAAGCGAGATTACGGGTTTCCGTTGAGGTTATACAAGATTACTGATGTTACTATGGATCTCGAAACTGGTACAAAGAAACGTGCGGTTACATTCAAACAAATCAACCGTGCGGTTCTTGTATCAGCTAGATTTTATCGGTCATTCGTCTACGATTTGTCGTACATTGCTGCTGCAAAAGATTTTACATCTGGTGGATTTTTTGATGCACATGATCGTGCAATTCTTCTTGACTGGCAAGATACTCGTGATTTTGAAATCAAAGTAGACGATTATGTTGTCTATGACAATAAGCAATACGTGATTACCGAAATACGTCATTTTGAATTCAAAACATTATATCTTATTAAGGTCAGAGGCGTACGTGGGTCAGAAGTAATTGACCCCGGTGCGTTTGAAATGGCTTCTGAAATTACTTTGACTCAAACAGTTGTTGCGGAGGTCACATGAGTAATTCCAATTGGCAACGCTGGATCTTTGCTTCTACTTCTAAGTACTTTCAAGGTATTGCAGACGCGTATCCTGTGATTATGCATATCGAGGGTGTTGAACGCCTTTCCAGCGATGAGAGTAAGTGGATTGAATTTAGAATAGACGGCCCACTAACAACAGAATACAGTCACAATTTCTTTCAACTTGAAGTTGTAATCAATATTCTATGGTCTGTACATATGAGTTCGCAAGATTTTCACGAAACACAAAAATTGTCTGGCGCATTAGTAACAGCTATGACTAATATTTGTGTCTACAAATACGGAGATGGTTTGGAAGATGATAGTACTTTACTTGGAGTCTTAACACTTCGACAAGATAAATATAGTCCAGTACGTGCGAATAATTTTGGTCAGGTAAGAGCCGATACACACCTTGTACAAGGCACGGTAGAAGCATCTTACAGAATGTTCTTATCGGAGTAATACCACAACAAAACTGAAGATTCTGTGCGGGGTCTTTTATGTGATAGTTGTAATCGTGGATTAGGTTTCTTTTACCATAATCCAAAATTCTTAGCCACAGCGGTGGCGTACCTGTTAAGGGCTCGGTTAAATTAGATAATCATTTCCTTAAGGAGAAAAACATGCGCTTTTTGAAAGCGAAAACTCAGTTTGTATGTTTTGCACCTATTGATTTGCAGCAAGCTATTTTGTATGTTCGTGACGGTTGGGGCAATCAAACTGGCGTTGCAACTGTCACGAATTCAGCCGAAGAGCCGGCCCTTGAGACTGTTGTTGCACTTACTAATTGTGGACTGGTTGTTCCAGTTGGTTGTACTGTCCATTTTGCAAATGATTCTACTGACACTGAGTACTTTGTTGGATCACGGACCACTTCCGGTGGTACTAATGCTGTCTTTACGTTATTCTTTGGTGGTGCTACTGCTGGTAATATCACTCTAACGTACTTAGGTGCGACGACCAACAGTATTCCTTATGATGCAACCGCTGCGACTATTACTCTTGAGCTTGAAGCTCTCGATACTATTGGAAATGGCGACGTTGCTGTTGTTGGATCCGCAGACCGGACAATTACGTTCCAAGATGATTTGGCTTCTACTGTTGTTAGTGTAACTGATTTTGTCTTTGCCGACGTGGATCTTGCTGGTGCTACTGGCGAAGGTCTCACACTCACTACACCAGGTGTACCAGCCACTGCGACGGCCACAATCACCCTTACCGCTGGTTTGGCAGAAGTGGTTGAGATCAGTGGAGCTGTTACTTTTACTGGTCAACTTCTTGAAGTTAAAATCGGTGAGGGTAATGCGAATTACACGGAGACGGCAGATCGTGTATATATTAAGAATCGAGGACTGTTAGACACAGTTCGTAATGGTGATGAAGTGCCAGTGGATGTCTCTTTTGATTTTGTTTGGGAGTACATCACTGGTGTTTCTGCTAGTGCTCTCCCCACGCTTGAAGACGTTTTGAAGCAAACTGGTGAAGCATCTGCTTGGGTTTCTACTTCAACAGATACTTGCGAGAGTTATTGTGTTGATCTTGAAATTCAATATGACCCTGATTGTGGTGGTAATAACAGTGAAACGGTTACGCTTCCATATTTCCGTTATGAGAAGCTTGATCATAATCTTCGTGATTCGCAAATCTCTTGTACTGGAAAGTGTAACGTAACTAAAGCTACGTCAGTTCGTGGCTCGTAACTGAGGAGTATTTCGCGTGAAAATTAAAGGTAAGAAAATCGAAGGCGTCAACATTGAGATCATTCCAATTCCGCGAGGAAATGGTCCCGATATTATTTTTAAGGCACGAGCTGTTTTGGACATGGAATCATTTGAGAAAATGTGTCCAGTTCCAAATCCGCCACTACGTAAGATTGATGGCGTGGATGTGCCTAATTTGAAAGATCTAAATTATTTAACACAAGTTACACGGCACGCAGAGCAACGTATGGCGTGGATGGTCATTACGTCATTGGAGGCCACGGAGGGCCTAGAGTGGGAAAAGGTAGACGTAAGTGACGCTTCTACTTGGATTCATCTCAGGGAGGAGCTTAAAGATTCTGGCTTTAATGGTATTGAAGTCAATCGTATTATTGCTGGAGTTGTAAGTGTCAATTCTCTGAGTGAAGATAAGATTGAAGCGGCACGTGAACGTTTTTTACTTTCAGAGCAGGTACCAGACGGAAACTAGTTCTTCCAAGAGGACGTACTGAATTGTACGCTATTTGGCGGGCCTGCTATATGTTTGGAGTAAAACCGCCTGGCGTCAAGGAAACATGGGATGATTGTAACCTTGACACAAAAAGTAATCTGTTAGCTTACAGTCAAATCCGAAGCATAGAAGACACGGAAGACGGACAGCGATGAAATTTACTGGCCAATTTACGGGAGCAACACTCGACTTACGAGCATGGAAAGCTCAGTTACGTACCCTTCTAGAAGCAAAACTTAATGAAGCTGCTAGAGCGTGGTTAGGGGGCGTAACTGGTCGAGTTCCCGTGTGGTCAGGTATGGCACAAGCTTCACTGCTTGAGCTTACGGAATTGGTTGGTGGAACACTTGTCATTAGCCCAAAGTCTGGAGTGAAGAGTCGCATACCACAAGGTAAGGCTCTCGGAACAGCGACACAAAGTATCACAAACTCTGATTTTACAATCACAGTCATCACTAAGGTGCCACATTACACTCACCAAGAGTACAACA